TTGCCATAATGGATCATTTGGATCACCAGTCATTCCCTCAGGATAACCCGATATAGTAAATTGATTCCCAAGTACAGAATTAATGTTATCCCAAAGTTCTTTCAACACAGCATGATTGTTTAAACTTCTATCATCGCTGGCAAAGGCGGCTCTGTGCTGCAAAGTACTCAATGTGCTTCGTGTCATGGCACGATAGTAAGCATATTCGGAATCAACTGAAGGATTATAATTAACAAACTGTCTTGTTCCAATGGGTTTCCACATCGTTCCCCAATTATAGTTTACAATATATTCCCAAACACGGTTTCTTAAATCATCTGATATCTCACCGTCAATAACTTGTACGTCGTATGTCATTATATGTTCTCCTGTGCAATACTTATAAGTGCTGTTATGCAACTGTTCTACCAAATAAAACTTTACGTTTTATTCATTGTGCTCAATGTTGCATTTTGTAGTCGAACTATTTCGTCGGCAGCTTCTTCTAACAAATCGGCGATGCGGTCCGGTTTTCCTTCTTGCACTGACAATCTGCTGGGAATTTGTCGCCTAATTTCTGCTCGCTTGCGTAGACGGAACTCTAGACTCTGCTCAGCTACAGGCAAATGACTTTGATCTTTCATACATGATGTCCTTTAATTTCGTTATTTTTGATTCTGCCAATTGCGTATTCCATGGAAACTACAATTTCACCAGTGGAGTCCATGCCCACGTCCAAGGCACGGTATTGTTCTAACCCACTTTTGTTGCCGTGCAAGTGTCCGTGAAAGTGTAAGGCTCCACGATGCACTTGGTCCCACTCTGCAATTGGATAGTGGAACATGACAATTTTGTGACCATCGTAGTTAATATCCAAATACTTGTGTATCTCTGCGAATGCATTGAAGAATGTAACATCCTTCAGGGTCTTCTTGTCGTGATTGCCTTCAATTAAAATCTTCTTGCCGTTTAAACGTTTTACCATTCTACCGGCATCGCTGCCAGACATAAATGCTACATCACCCAAGATGTATACTAAATCGTTGGGTTGAACTTTGTGGTTCCATTCTTCGGCCATTGCATTGTTCATGTAGTTGACATCGTCACGAAATCGTGCTCGTGTTTGCGGGCAGAACTTCATAATATTTTTGTGCCCGAAATGAAGATCGGACGTGATCCATGTTTTCATTGAAGCTCCTATTCCGTTAACATTCTATATCAATATTCCTACCTTTATCTAAATCTAAACGAATGTTACGTAACACTCGTTCAGCAATTTCACGTTCGTAATTTCGTCTTTCAACGATCTTGGTATGATATTGATCTCGATTTTGTTCTAATCGTATTTGTTGCATGCGATACTGTTCAGCAGTATACTTGATCATGCTTTGTTCTGCTCTTGAAATGTTCATTGGTCATTCCTAAATGTACGCCAATCGTCAATGTTGGGCTTTTCATCCGTATCGTATGTCCAGCCCAAGGCCTTCATCATGCGATGCTTGACCAACAAATTGGGACTGCGGAAACGACCAGTGTCTTCAAAGCCCATCATAACGCCAACTTCACAAACTGCACCTGATCTACAAATACCTGCAAAGCAATGAACCACCACGTTCATACGATTTTCCAATGCATGTTGTAATAGTCGAACCAGCTCGTTGGCCTGTTCTTGACTGCACCGCATGGCTTCGTCTATACATTCGTCCTTGGCTTCAATGTCAAGAAACTCAAAGTTGTGACGCTCTTTGAATTGGTGTGCGGCTTCAGGCCTCCAACTGGCAGGATCAACAATGCTGATCAGCATACTGTTAGGACCAGCTTCGTGATGGAAGCGAGTTGGGATGTCTGCAGCTGCTACGTTTTCAATCCATGGCATAAGGTTCTCCTTTGTACTGTAATTATACAGGATTTTTGAGTCACTGTCAATCAGTGATTAGTACTAATTTAAATTGAGTTGAATACTTGGGGAGATGTATGGGAATCGAACCCATATTAACGGAATCACAATCCGTGGTGTTAACCTTTACACTAACAACTCCATTGTTTGTTACACAGCAAATTTACAAATTCTAAAAGTAAAGCATGATGGTGTCCTTGATGCCACTTGCTGTTGATATATTGTCTAGGGGCTTCGTACCAATATTGTTCGCTTTCAGGATGACATCCTATAATGCCAACCCTACCTTGTATTATTGCCATGGGATCAGCATTGGCATAACGAGCAACTGTTGAAAATTTTGCCTCGTCGCCAATCAGCGCACATCCATCATAGAAGAACATGTCTTCTTTTTGGCCTTGCCAAGTCACTGTTGCTGTTGTGCTGTAGCTTCTGCGTACTTCGGCGCCGGGACGTTTGATATATTGTGTTGCATCAACACCATCAAGTAAATCAAAATAGCGACTGCCTGCCCAATAAGCACCCATGCAGATTCCAAGATAGTGTCCACCATTTTGAATAAAATCTGCTATTCTATTTGCTTGCCTTCTTGTAAAAAAGTCGGGGTAAGAATCACTATCGCCAATGCCACCAGGAAAGGCCACAACATCTATGCCGTTGAAAAAATCAGCTTTGTCCAAATCACTTTTAACAAAAATTTCTATTTGATAATTGGCCAACAATGCACGGGTTATGCCATTGACACAATCTACAGAACATTCTGGGTGATTTAAAAATATTGCAACTTTTGGCATTGTACTGCTATTTAATAAACTATTTAATGCAGTGGCCCGCCCTGAGAGATTCGAACTCCCAACAACCGGTTTCGAAGACCGGGACTCTATCCAATTGAGCTAAAGGCGGATAAATTGGTGGTGATAGTAGGATTTGAACCTACGACCGGCCGCGTATGAAGCGGATGCACTACCACTGTGCTATATCACCGTATTGGTGGGACCAGCGAGATTCGAACTCGCGACCTACGGATTAAAAGTCCGCTGCTCTACCGGCTGAGCTATAGTCCCTTGTAATTAAGATTTTGGAGTGGGTGACAGGACTCGAACCTGCATTATACGGACTTGCAAACCGTTGCCTAGCCTTTCAGCGCACACCCACATACTGAAGCATTGCTAAAACTTATCTTGGTGCCGATGACTGGAATCGAACCAGTGACACACGGATTTTCAATCCGTTGCTCTACCTACTGAGCTACATCGGCACTAAAATAGTTGGCACGGGAACTAGGGATCGAACCTAGGACGACTGAGTCAAAGTCAGTTGTGTTACCTCTACACCATTCCCGAACATATCTGGCGCGACTGGAAGGACTCGAACCTCCGGCTCCCTGCTTCGTAGGCAAGTACTCTAATCCACTGAGTTACAGTCGCAAAATTTTGGTGGGCCAACTAGGAATTGAACCTAGACTCAACCGATTATGAGTCGACTGCTTTACCATTAAGCTATTGGCCCATTGATTTGGCGGAAGCGGTGAGATTCGAACTCACGGACCCTTTCGAGCCGACAGTTTTCAAGACTGTTGCAATAAACCGGACTCTGCCACGCTTCCTTATTGGCGTACCCCCAGGGACTCGAACCCCGACGAACAGTTTTGGAGACTGTCATGCTGCCATTACATTAGGGATACATTAAAATTCTTTTTTGTATATGATGATTTTGATAGGTGGTAGCTTTTCTATGCAGGATTTTGTACCAGTACATTCAATCACTGTACCAGCACATCCTGTTAGCAATAGCGCCATAAACAAATATCTCATTTACATATTTATTTGGTGGAGTATCCTGGGATCGAACCAGGCGTGCCCGAAGGCGGCGGATTTACAGTCCACTGCATCACCATTGATGCTTCTACTCCATTTGTCTATTATAACACACTGACAACTGAATGTCAATGTGTGTATTAAAGCACTCTGTTCTTAAAGAATGCTTTAATACGCTGTAATTTTTCATCTCACAAGAGAGACTCCATCCTACAGGCCGACCATTTGCAGTTTTGAGTGTTGCAGGCTCTCGTTGCCATTGCACTAAATGAAAAACCCTGGAGTCTTTCGAGTCCAGGGTTCAAGTAAACGGTCTGATTACTTTATCCTGGATGTGCTCCTGAAATATGACGGTAAGACATAAACTTAGAGTCACAGAAGCGTATGCTCTGTTTTGAGCACCAACTTTGTGATTGATAAGAAATGTTTTGCATCATAGTAATCATTATACACTTACTTAGCCTGATTGTCAACCTCTGTTTGACTTATAGGCAAAAAACTCTTTTTATTTAACAAGTGTCAAGTATAACACTCAATGCCGGAGTTGTCAAGCCTTGTTGTAAAAATACAACAGTAATTATAAATATCAATTTTGTAAAGGACAGCTCAATGAACATAATAACCAGAGAAATAATTGGCAAGACCATTGTTTACATAGATCAAGGCCAAGAGTATCGTTACGATGACATTGTAACTTTGATCAACAAATGGCACGCTGTGTTTAATCAGTCTGGATTACATAAAGGTGATCGAATTGCAGTGTTTGATACTCAATCAATTGAACACATTTCACTGATTATTGCGGCCAGCGAATGTGGTTTACAGTATTATGCAATACCCAAAGATGCTTTTGTTTCCGCCGAAGAAAAATTTGATTATATTGGTCTTGGTATAAAAATTGTATTTGTCAGACCTTTTGAAACTAGAATACGTTTGTCAGACGATCTTGCCGGGGTTGGGGCTGAGGAAAGATGCTACTGGAATATACATCAATTTGATATGTCAAAAATACATGCTTATTTTTCCATGCCCAATGTTTCATACAATGCTGTGCCAAATGATATTGTAATATTATCACAAACATCTGGTACCACTGGCAAGCCCAAAGAGTTTGCTCATACACACTTGTCATTACTGACAGCAACCTGTGCAGCTGAAAAAATGTTTTACAAAAGCACTGACAAAGTGTTATTGTACACCACATTCAACCATGTTGGAGTTATTTCTACTCAGCTGATGCCGGCTATTATTGCCGGCACAACAATTATTGGTCACTATAGCTTTGGTGGTGATTCTGTTCTGGAAAAAATAATAAAATATCGTCCAAACAAAACAATAATTTTTCCATCAAATTTAGCACAAATGATGCGTTTACCCGAGTGGGAAAATTTAAAATTAGATTTTTTAGAGGAAGTTATATGTGGTGGTCAACTTATCAACAAAGAGTTTGTCAATGAGTTACTTGGAAAAGGGGTCTCAATGGTGCATAACATATATGGATCATCTGAAGCATTGCCACCGGTTCTTGTTTCTACAGTAACAACCAGCCGCGTTGAATCGTGTTATAATTCCGCAGACTATTCTGTGGCTCTAGGCAACCCAGCCGGTGACTGGAAGGTTAAAATACATGACGGTATACTATGTGTACAAGGCAAAGCATTGGCATTGGCTGATTGGATAACCGAACGTGTACACAACGGATTCTACACCACCGGGGATCGAGCCACATTTGAAAACAACAAGTATTGGACGACTGGTAGAGCTGACAAAATGGTCAGACATCGTGATGTGCTAATAAATGCCAGTGCTATGGAAAGAGACCTGGAAGAAATGCGTGGAATCCGCGAAGCAATGTATTATGTCACAGACGACGATGAATTGATCATTGGGCTAAAATTTGGTTTGCAGTTGTCCACTGACGAACAGCGTGATCTAATAGCACATGTTAGAAATACTTTCCACCCCAGTAGAATACACCAATTAAAAATAAAAAACAGCTTTGATGCAATTAAAGGAGTGACTGCGTTTGGTGACGAACTCTAACGTTATTTTGTCTGTTGAACCAATTCTTTATATCCTGCCCAACTTGGATGAATTGCGTCAGGTTGCAGTTTTTTAGTGCCAATGACAGTGTCACCAAAGTTTTTAGCAATAATCTCAACTATTTCATTTACATGTGGCTTGCAAAACTTTTCATTGCAAGGAGGCATGATCCAAAACACTCGACCGGCCTGCACATTCCTACGCATCTTCAACAGCTCATCAAAAGTCTTTACCCCATTATGATCGTTTGTGCCCAAACTGATGATCACTGTTTGTGCCGTTAAATCTTTACGATCTTTATCAATAAACTGTTTGTTCCATTGCCAGGTGTTCCATCCGCCTTTACTGTAGCTTACACATTCTTGGCGGAACTGATGTGTGCCAACTGCAATACTGTCACCGATGATCAAACACTCTAACATAATTTCTCCATAAGAAAAGCGATTACTGCTAGTATACAGTAATCGCTTGGCTTTGTCAACCAGTTTAACTGTTTAATACTTTGGCAACACTATTCATCACTGAGGCAATACGACCAATATCACGAAGGTTCTCTACTGTGTAGCCTTCTTGTTTTAATGTGTCATAGTGAGCCTTAACGCAGAAGTGGCACTTACCAACAATACTGGCAGCAAGACTAAATGCTTCAAAGTTTGCTTTGGTAGTTCCGCCATGACTTGCAATAGCGTTCATACGTAACTGTGCTGGCAAACCTTTGAGTTGTGGATCATCACACATTTCAACATATGGGTACCATACATTATTTTGTGCCATAATACTTGCGGCAGTCATTGCTGACTCTGCATGTACCGGAGCATCTGCTAATATTACTGATAGGATTTTACCGTTACCAGTTGCGGCGAGTGCGGCTACGGCACAACCCATGGCCACATCTGCATCTAATGTACTACGCAAAAGGACAGCGTCCAAGTTTAACTTGGTGTCCTTTGCGTAGTCTGGCAACGCTTCTTTGACAGCATCGTTGAATGCCATTACAGTGTCTCTCCGCCTACTGTACGGTTACAAGCGCACAATTCGCCAGTTTGTAGCGCATCAAGAATACGCAATGTTTCTTCTGGGCTACGACCCACGTTCAAGTTGTTGACAGTAACGTGCTGGATTGTGTTCTCTGGGTCAACAATGAATGTTGCACGTAATGCCGCACCTGCCGGAGCATAGAACACACCAAGCTGTTCAATTAGGCTGAGATTTTCACCGATATTGTTATCCCAACGTTGTGTGTCAGCAAACTGAATGTGCTTGATCTTGCTCAAGTCTTCGTGACTACGTTGCCATGCCAGTTTGCAGAACTCGTTGTCTGTGCTACCTGTGAGCAACACTGCATCACGGTCAGCAAAGTCCTGGAACAACTTGTCATAGGCCACAATCTCTGTGGGGCATACAAATGTAAAATCTTTTGGATAGTACACAATGATTTTCCACTTGCCAGCAAAGCTCTCATCTGTGATAGTAAAGAAATCATCTTTACCTGGGTTCACGCCTGTTACAGCAAATTTTTCTAATTTATCACCAACTGTTTTCATG